GGACTACGCACCGGGCGGATGACGCGGAACTTGTCGTTCAGCATCCGGTTCTCATCGCTGATCAGCGCCATGAGTATCTGCGCATTCTCGCGCAGCGTCGCCACGTCCATTTCGTTGATGGTGGCGACGACCGATTTTTCCAGCCAGGGATGGAAGTCGCTTTTGAGCTGGCCGGGATTGACGGGGGAGCTGTAGGGGCTGAACGCCTCCACCACCAGATCGGACCACAGTGTTTTGCCGCTGCCCTGCGGGCCGGTGAGCACCAGTGTGAGCGGTATCTTCTCTTGGGGGTTCTGCGCTTTGTAGGCCATCAGCTTGAGCGGCATTTCGCGCACCTCGGCGTTGGCTTCCTTGCTGAACAGATACTCCCCGAGCCGCAGCCAGGGCGATGCGTCGCCGGGCTCAGCGTTCCAGCCCGTCCATAGGTTCAACGCCGTGCCGTGCGCGCCGCGCACCGTAGCGCCCTCGCCGGGCCTGAATAGGAGCTGTGAATAGCGTTGGGCGTGCGGATGCTTCAACCAGCTCGCAGCGACGCTGATAGCCTTGGGCGCCGCCTTCGGGCCGCTCGCCACCATATGCACCAGCGTGCTGTACTGGCTGCCATTGGTGAACGACTCGCGGCGGATGATCAGCCCGCTGGCCAGCTCGTAAACACCGTCCTCTTGCTGGATCCAGGCGCAGTGTCGATTGAGCCCGATCACCTTCGCATCGAGCGCGCCTAGATCGTTCGCCTGCTCTATCAGCTTGTCCAGCGCTGCCACGCCGTTGGCGTGCAGGAAGTCATCCAGTCCTACCTTGGCGCCGCCATCGTCGGGCAGGCGCACGATGCGCACAGCCGCCCGGCGCTGCGTCCCCAGCTCATCGACTAGCCGGGCCTCGGCTGCCAGCACGTCGGGATTGGTCGCGGCGTCGCTGTCGTAGATCAGCGCCACGGGACGTTTCAGCCAGTTGGCATTGGCCAGCACCGGCACGAGCTGCCCCGCCTCGGCGAAGTTGTACACGCCGCCCAGCGCGATACAGATGTAACCGTTGAGGCACGCCGTCAGCGCCTTGGCCTCGCCCTCGGTGATGATGATCGGAATCGTGGGATCAGCTAGAACGCTCTCCCAATCCACCAGCGGCGGGAAATAAACCTGAATGCCAGTGTTCTTTGGCTGTCCATAGCGGGGCGCCTTGACGCGACCGTGGAACGCTGTTGCCTTGGGCGTGTCCAGCCAGCGAACGCGGCCGAACGGGCGCCCCTTGACGTGCAGCAGCGAGCCGTTCGGCGCGTAGTACGGAATGACGATGCCAGAGCGGTGCGGCACGTCCATGATGGCGCCGGCGTCGTCCACCTCGAACATGCCGACAGACTCGGCCTGCTCGGTGGTGATGCCCCACGCGTCTAGTTGTGCCCTGCCAGATGTCCCCCACATAGTTCTAACGCGGAAACCGATCCACCAGAGCTGAGCCCAGCGCGAGCAGGGCAATTGCGATCAGATAGCCGACCAGTCCCCAGGGGCCGAACAGCAGCGTGAGAACCCCCGCGATAAGGATGTTCACAATCAAATCAAATACGCTCATGGGGCTGCCCTCTCTACCCGAACCATCGCGCGCCATTGTTCCCCGCCGACCTTATAGCCGACCCGCCACCACGTCTGGCCACCGTTGCGGCTGAGGCTCACGCGAAGTGACAAGATAGACCGCTCCAGGGTAGCTTGGTCAAGTCCCTCGGGCGCGGCCTCGCGCCGCTCGGCATGGAACGCCTCGGCGACATCGCGCAGCCAGCTCGCTGCCAGCCCCAGCGTCCCGCATTTGATGTCGGGCTCAGCCTCGGGCGGTGAGTCTGGCATGGAGTCGGCCTGCACCTCACCAGCGGGATCAAAAAGCATGATGCGGCAGCGCCAGCCAGCCAGCTCAGCTTCGCGCTCGCCGGGCGGGATAGGAGGCCGGCCACCGACTCGAGTCAGCAGCGGACCAACTGCGCGATAGATCGAACGCTCATAACCAGCGTCGCCCATTGCCAGGGCCTCGGCCTTGATCACTGCCGCGACACGCTTAGCGGCTTCCACATACTCATTCGCCATCGGTCGACTCCCTCGCTCGCTCCAGCGCCTCGCGCCCCAGCGGCGTGATGCGGTAGGCTTTACTGCCGCGATGGCCGCGCGGCAACGGTTTGGCGTTCTCCCACTTGGGCGGTTCGCTGCCGGTGCGCTGCTTGTAGTTCACCAGCCCTTTGCGCGCCAGCTTGGCGAGCGTGCCGCTGTGATGACTGCCGTTCGTGCCGCCAAGGTCCAGCGGCGTTTGCCACGGCCGCGGATAAGTGGCGTGATCTGCGCTCCAGGCGAGCGAGGCTAACAGCTCGCGCTCACGTTCGTTCGGTGTGTAGAGCGTCATTTCGGCCATACCTTCTTGCGCGACGCGCACCAGCCGCGATGATTGGCCAGCGCGATAATGGACTCGCGCTTTGTGTTGGCCAGCTCCACGCGCTCCACCGTCACATCGTGGCTGCCGTCGCGGTCGCGCATATAGGTTGCAGCCTCGCGCGCCTCAGCCATCGCTGACTTGCGTGTCGCGTGATAGACGACTCCATTGTCGGAGTCGGTGAACACCGACGATGCCACTTCATAGAAGTACATTCTAGTTCACCTCCACATAGTAGCCGCAGTGCAGCTTGAGAGCTGCGACCGTCGTACAGTTGAGCTGCCAGGGCTGCGTGCGCAGCGCGTCCTGCTCAGCCAGGAAGGCGCGCGCCTCAGCCTCGGTGTCGAACCGCTGCGCGTCGCGCTGGAACATGGTCAGCAGGTAAAAGCCGCGCATGGCGTCTTTCTGCTTCTTGCCGAGATAGGCTAGGCGCCGATCTGCGTCCGGCCACTTGCCCGAGCTGACCCATAGAACCCACTTCGAGTCATCCAGCGACGCGGGATAGTCGAGCGCGTTGATAGGATCGCTCTCCCCAATGATGTTTCGCCCGTACTTCATTTGAGCAAGCATCAGCCTCCTATGCCACGCGGCGCGCGTAGTAGCGCAGCCGCCGATGTGGGAAGTATGGCGCAACCTGCTCGCGCCAGTGGGCAGCGACGGCAAGCGCCAGATCGCGGCTGTAGTCAGTGCCGAAGTCGACACCGTTGCAAAAGACGCGGTAGATCATTTGCGCGCCCCTCTCACATAGATTTTTTCGGACGGGTAGCGCTGCCGCCACGACTTCGCGACAAGCTGCGCTGTACGTTTGTCGTACCCGGCGCCCATAGGCCCGCCGTCGAGCTGCGACGGAGTCGAGCTGCGCCCAGCCATGAACACGCGATAGACTGTGAAGCGCGGCGCTCGCATGGTCACGGCAGCACCTCGCGATAACTGGCGTTCCAGGAGTCGCGGCGCTGGAAGTGTTCCCAGCTATCCCACTTCTTGACGGTCGCAGCGGCGTCGGGGCCGAGTGGCCAGCCGGGGAACGTCGCGAACCCCAACTCAAGCGCCGCGGCGTCAACGTCGCTGCACTCCTTGACCCGGAACCCCGTTCCAGTGGTGCGATTGGGAATATGCACCGTCGTGATCCAGTAGCCGCCGAACCGCTCAGCGCTGAGCTGGCCAATGTTCTTGCCCTCAGCGTCGGTGTAGTACAGCCAGGAGTCGGACGGGAGGCGCATGAACACGCGATAGCCCAGCTCGCGAATCCGAGCGATAAGGGCGGGGCTCACAGCAGCACCGCCAGGGTAGCGACAAACCCCACAATGAACGCTGTGAGGCCGCTGCCGATAGTCAGCCAGGGCAGCGGCGCCGGGGCGCGGTGCCACTGGTGCTGAGCTGCTGCGTGCGATGTGGGGTGGTAGCCCATGATCTGCGTTTTCATTTGGGGATCCCTTTCTGAGTTAGATATTCCGCCTTCAAATCGTTGAAGCGCTGTTGCGATACCGCGACCGTGTAGCCCTCGCGCTCTAACCGCGCGGTCATACGGGGCGCCACGCACCAGCGCGGCGTTCCCAGCTTATCGCGCAGCCATAGGCGCCAATCGTTGCCGCCCGGCTCCTCTAGCTTCACCAGCTCGGCGCGTGCCAGCGCAGGCATTCCGCGCCGCCCGATGTAGAAGATAGCCGAGTGATCAGAGTGAGCCTGATACTGGCGCCCGCTGATACCAAGCGCCACCTTGGCGCGCTTGTACAACGCCGCTCTAGACTCGCCCCGATGATCGGCGATGAACAGCGGGGCGCCGCTAGGCGTGGTATGCCGCTCAAAGGACTCCAGCTTCCACACTCTCACGGCGAGTCCTCCTCTAGTCGCAGCTCCTCGGCGCGATAGTCCAGCGCTGAGGCACCAGCGAAGCCTAACTCGGGCGCGTGCACATCCATGTGCCATGTGAAATACGGGTCTAGCGGTTCGCCGTTCTCGTCGCGCTCCACATCTACGATGCGCACGCCCTCGCGCTCTAGCCACGCGTCAGCCTGCGCCCGCTCCTCATCGCTGAGGCCGGACGCGTCGCCGTTCACTAGGTAGCTCGCCCATGCGGCCGGCGCCGTGATCTGCGTCACAGGATGCACCTTGCCGGTGCGGTCATCTCTCAGGCTGCTGATCATCTCAGAAACTCCAAGCTGGCGCCGTGACGCTGACGAATGATTGCCTTAGCAGCGTCGCGCGAGCTGGCGCGCAGATAGCCCCAGCCGTTGCCGTTGCCGTAGGTGTAGAGCGGCTTTCCAATGCCCCAATACGCGCCGCCTCTATCGTAACCGCCCGCGTCGAGATAGACGCGGTGTAGATTCAGCCGCACGCCGGGCTCTATCACTAGACCGAACGTTTTGCGGCCCATTGGGGCGCCGTAGCGGCCAGCCACTTCGGGGAGAGGATTAGGCATAGCTCAGTCCCCTCTAATCGCGCCGTCGCATACAGCCTGATGCAGCAGCGCTTCGCCTAGCTTGGTGCACGCATCGGCGTAGCTCAGCCCCTCATGCACCTCGCGACCGTAGCGAACCGCAAAACTGTTGCGACCGCGCTGTTGAAGTGTGACCATGCCGATTTGCAGCCCCAGCTTGTGGCGCGGCAACGGCGCGGTGTATGTCATGGAGTCCACGTGATAGTGTCGCATTAGAATGCCCTTTCAGATCAGTTCATCTAGGCGGCCGTGGCGCCTAACCTTCCACGGCCGCCCGCTGAGCTGACTAGTGGGGGACTAGCCGGCTAAGTCAGTACCCGGTGCGTTTCCATCCTTTGGGAATGTCTCGCAGCACCTCGACAGTGACGCCGCCTAGCGACGAGCGCTTTGACTTGTTGCGCAGTGCCTTGTGACCCAGCTCAAAAGCAATCTTGGCCACGTCGACTCGTACCTCAACCTTGACCGTTGCGCGCTGGATAGCGTCCGACTCGTCGCGGCACTGCACTGTGATTTCCTGATGGAACGTCGTCATTAGAATGCCCTTTCAGAACGGTTGAGGGGCGCAGCTCTCACCGCGCCCCGGGTGCGTCACGCTGCGAGGCTCAGCAGCTCGCCGGCCTTGCGCTCCAGCTCGACTCGCTCATCCTGCCACGCAATGCCGCGAGCAACGGCCGTGGCGCCGTTCATAGCGTCCCACAGCGTTTCGATCGGCCGGCCTTCCTCCAGACGGTGCGCAGCGTCGATTGCCTGCGCACGCGCCTTGCCGAACCGCTGCGCGAGAAACTCGGTCACATCGGTGTCGATCTTGGCGGCACGCGCCGACTCCACCGCCGACGTGATCGACAGTGTGGAGCTGTTCGCATAGGTGCGCAGCGCAGGCTGGATTTCCTGCATAAAGCGTTCCGGCGCGAGGGAGCTGTGACGGATTTTGATTTCCTTGTATTCCGCCGCGCCCCACACAATGCGGTTGCAGCAGACATAGCGGAACAGGAACGTGGCGACGCCGAACGTCTTACTCCCCACTTCGCTGTTCCACACAAAGAAGCCTCGCGCGAGCTGCTCAGTCTCGCCGTTGCGGCCGGCGCCGGGGATTTCAATCCGGTGCTGCTCATCGGCGAGAAAGACAAACATGTCGCGATCACCCGCGAAAAGCGTGGTGTTCTCTTTCGTCACCGTGTCGAGCTGCTGCCCGAAGATACCCGGCACGCGGAAATCCCCGGTCACGCCGTCGCCGAACCGCTCGGTGAGAGCGGTGAGAATGTCCGAGTCCCAAATGCGCCCATACTTCGGACCCGTCGCGGCGACGAGCTGCGGCGTGGCGACTGGCTCATTGCCGCCGAACGGGCTGACTTCCGTGCCGCCGTCGATAGTGACGGGACGCTGCAACAGCACGCCGACTTCCTCAGCCTGCCGGTTGAACTTGAGCCCGTAATTGATCGCATCGGCCGCAATGGCAGCCGGCAGCGTGCGCAGATAACCGGCCGGCGCCCCTGCGAGCTGGCTGAGCTGACCGAACGCCCAATTCGTCGGCGCGTAGGCCGCACCGTTGGCGCCGCTGATCACAAGGCCGGCGTCAGCAGTCTCAGCAGTCGGCGCGACGGTCAGCACGCGAGAGCTGACAACCTTGGCGCGGCTATTGTGGCGCAGCGCATTCTTGTAGTTCAGCATCTCGGTGAGCGAGGTAAAGCGCTGATCTGCCGGGCGGGTGCTCCACTGAGCGTTAGCCTGCATAAGTTCCATGATTTAGTTCCTCTCAGTTACGGCCGGTGCTGCCGGCCTAGGCTGGGCAGGATTGCCCTAGGGTGAGGCGGATTGCCCCGCCGCTTTTCTCGCGCACCGCGCGCCTTGGTGCAAGCAGATAGAACAGCATGGTTAATGTGGTGTTAATATCTCGGGGCTGCTGAGAGCTGCGACGGCGACAAGGGGAACGCGCGCCGCACGCGTGGCAAGCGCCGTGCCATGTTTTGGAACATAACGCGAAACTGGCGACTTTTATTTTTGTGACCCGACATAGCCTGAAACTCAAACGCCCGTCAGCGGCCTTCCTAGGTGCTCTAGCGTCGATTAAGCTAATGTTAAGTATGAGGCGCGAGAGCGGTTGACAGTGCCGCCGCTGTTGCCCGGCGTGTCAGTGTTAACAGATCGTAACAAGTGGTATGCATAGCTGGCGCATGGCTGAGCACGTTTTGATGCGAAATGACGCTGTTTCGTCGTTAGCTATGCGCGCCGTGCAGCCCCCTGAAATCGCCTTTCTTGTACTATCCCAAGGATATTACCTCTATTTATTACTCACCTTAATATCTCTGACGTCCCACAGAACGCGAGAGAGTTGGTTGTAATGTTAGCATGTTGGTTTGAGCTGCGCTCCCCTGACCCGCCGAACGTGGTCACGTCGTAACATCGGACGCCGTGACCACGGGACTAAGTGCTGCTCAGCCGCTCGACGTGGCGACGAAACATTTCAACCATGTTAACACTGCACGCTGCGCACCGGGCTGCGATGTTGCCACGCTACTGCGCAGCTCAGTGCACCACGTGGCGCAGCGCGCAGCACATCGTTAACCTTGTTGCTTCGTTAACGTCGTGGCGCAGGAACGTAGGGACTTAGCGGCCGGGCAGGGGAGGGGGAGGTGCTTCGAGTCCGCGGTGCTGATCCGGTTCGATGCACGACGTTCCCGAGAAACAACCTTTCCCGCCCAACGTAATAACATAACAACCACCCAACATTGAAACAGCGTTCTAGCGCCCGCAAAATTACAAAATTTTCCACGTTCCAGGCCCCTGAGATTTTCGGCCTCTAGGCCCGCTTGATTTCGCAGCCGGACCATGCGACCCTGCCACGGTCGAACGATGCCCTCGTCAGACAACCCTGCTGCGACGTATCCAGGGCCGACGCTCCCCGGATCGAACCGCAGCAGGGGACGGGGCAGCGACGGAAGCCCGGCACACCGTATGGGGCCGGCGAGAGGGCAGATGGAACCGACGAACGCATTCACAGCGATGGCGATGGCCACAAAGCCCACAGCGGCAAGTCGTCCGGCTAAGGCAGCCAAGGCGACGGTGCTGCCGGACGGCTCGGGGTTTTTCACGGCCACCATCGGCGCCCCGAAGAAGTCAGCTCCCCGGCCGGGCACCAACCGCTCACCGCCGCAGCGCCACAACCCGCAGACGGCGGCGAGCGGCGTGCCCCGAGCGGCCGGGAATCATCCCGAGCGGCAGAACGACGGGAACCGGACGCAGCAGTATTCCAAGCCGGTCAAGGGCGGCGGGCTCGCCGAGCGGCAGCCGGCGCCGCAGCCTCATGCGAACAGCCGCGATGCGCGGTCAGGGCTGGAGGGCGCGATGGCCGGCCTCGCCGACCAGCTCCATCCCCGTGGCCGGCCCAAGAGCACGCAGCGGCGCAAGTAGAGCGCTGTTCTGCCGGAAGGGCGAACATGCAAGACCGAGAAACACACCACGAGATGGGCGGCGAGGATGTCACCCAGCGGTTCAAGGACGCCGCGCCCAAGCGCGAAGTCGATCCCCACGTCGCGGTGATCGCGCGTGTCTGCCACGAAGCGAACGCCGCCTATTGCCGCGCGATGGGCGATCACAGCCAGCAGCCCTGGGAGCAGGCGCCGGACTGGCAGCGCGAGAGCGCGATCAAGGGCGTGCAGTTCATCCTCGACAACCCCAACGCCCCGCCGAGCGCGTCGCACGAGTCGTGGCTCGCGGTGAAGCAGGCCGATGGCTGGACCTACGGCGAGGTGAAGGATCCCGAGAAGAAAACGCACCCGTGTTTCCTGCCCTACGATCAGCTCCCGACCGAGCAGAAGGCCAAGGACCACATTTTCGGCGCCATCGTGCGGGCAATGTCGGCCCCTTGACGCCGGCGAGGCGGTGTTACATGGTAACGCTGCCTCCAGGGTGTTTAGTTTCTCCTCCCAATCTGCGCCGGCCCCGCGAGGAGCCGGCGTTTTCTGTTACAGGGTTCTAATGGCCGGCAAAGTCTCGTGGAACCACCTACCCGTCGCGCTACCCGGTGGCGCGATGCTGCCGCATCTGAGCGCGCGGCAGCGGACGGCCACGGTCGACGCGGTGTTCCTGATGACAGGCGGCGCCGAGCGGCTGGCCGATTGGGCGAACAAGCCCGAGAACTACGGCGAGTTCATCACCAAGGTGTGGGCCAAGGGCATGGCGAAATCCGTCTCGGCCGAGCTGACCGCGGACGCGCAGAGCCTTGAAGGGCTGCTGGCGCAGCTCGATGCCGGCGAGCACGCCAAGGTGGTGTCACCCGATGGCCGGCCGGGCGATCCGTTCGCCGGCGTGACGCTTGAGGAGCTGGTGGCCGAGGATGAGTGAGGGGGACGCCCTAGCCCAGCTCAGGCTGCTGCGCAGTGATCTGACGCTGTACGGGCCGCGCGTACTCCAGGTGCGCACCAAGTCAGGCGAGATGGAGCCGTTCACGCTGAACCGCGCGCAGCTCCATTTGCACGCCAAGCTGGAGGAGCAGCGGGAAAAATTCGGATGGGTGCGGGCTCTGGTGCTGAAAGGACGGCAGCAGGGCGTGTCGACCTACACCGCGGCGCGGTACTACCATAAAACGACGCTCCACAAGGGGCGAAACACGCACATCCTCGCGCACGAACAGAGCGCATCGGACACTCTGTTCGGGATCGTGGATCGATTCCAGCGCAACGCAGGAGCGTTCGCGCCGCACGTCGGGAAATCGAACCTCAAAGAGCTGGAGTTTGACCATCTCGACAGCTCCTACTCGGTGGCGACGGCCGGTGCGAAGGCTGGCGGTCGCGGCAAGGCGCTGACGTACTTCCACGGGTCCGAGGTGGCGTTCTGGCCCAACGCCGGCGAGCACTTCGCGGCGTCGGTGCAGGCTGTGCCGCTGCTGCCGGGCACCGAAGTGATCCTGGAGTCGACCAGCGCCGGCGCCGGTGGCGAGTTCTATGAGCGCTGCCAGGACGCCGAGGCGGGTAAGGGCGATTACATCCTGGTGTTTCTGCCCTGGTGGCTCACCGACGAATATCAGCGCGAACTGGAACCCGGTTTTACTCTCAGCCGAGAGGAAATCGAGGGTGAGGTGTCCGAGGAGGAGTATGCGGACCTTCATAAAATCCCGCTGCCGTTCATGGCGTGGCGGCGAGCGAAGATTCTGGAGCTGCGCGATCCGCTGCTGTTCCGCCGTGAGTATCCCGCGACCGCGCAGGACGCGTGGACAGCGCCACCGGGCCACGAGCCCTACATCGGTGCGCTGCTGGTGCTGCGCGCCCGCAAGCGCAGTGGCGTCGAAGCCCACGGGCCGCTGATCATCGGCGTGGACCCGGCGTCGGGCGGCGGCGACCGCTTCGCAATGTTCCACCGTCGCGGGCTCAGGGGCGAGCGAGTAGAATACCGTAACAAACTCAACCACGAGGAGGCGGTGGCGTGGTGCCGAGACGTTATCGACACCTACAGGCCAGCACGCATGAACATTGACGCGGGCAATATCGGCGCGAACGTCGTCACCGCGCTCAAGAATCTCGGCCCGAAGTATGCGAACATCGTCCGCGGCGTGAATTTCGGCGGCACATCCGAGCACCGCCTAGCGCGGCCGAAAGTGCCCGGCCCCTACAATCGCCGAGCTGAGATGTACCAGCGCGGCAAGGAGTGGCTGGAGATGGCCGAGGGCGTGGCGCTGCCCGACAGCGACGCGTTGCAGGCCGACATCTGTGCGCCGAAGCAGAAGCCGCGGCTCGACAATTTTTTCCAGCTCGAGTCGAAAGAGGAGATGAAAAACCGCGGTGTGCGCTCGCCCGATCTGGCCGACGCCTGGGCGCTCACCTTCGCGTTCAAGGAATTTTTCGAGACGTGGCACGAACCTAGAGGGGCGCCGTCCTGGGCCAACATTGACGATCCCCGCCACCGTGAGGTACAGGAACAGGCCAACCAGTTCACTGAGCCCGCGGGCGGCTCGAACAGTTGGATGGGGGTTTAGGTGGCTACCGAGAAGGCTCCAGCGCAGAAGCCGGATTTCGAGCTGCCGGAAGGCTACGACACCGAGGAGTCGTTTCTCGCCGAGATGCGCGAGGACTTCACCGGCGATGAGAACGCCGATTTCGACAACCACGAGGCCGGTGTTGAGGACATGCAGTTCCTCATCGGCGATCAGTGGGACAACGGCGTCAAATCTGAGCGCATTGCCAAGCGGAAACCCGTTCTAACCATCAACCGTTTGCCGGCGTTCATCGGTCAGGTGCTCGGTGAGCGCCTGGAGAACGAAACCGAAATCAAGATCGTGCCCGACAGCGGCGGCACCAAGCCCGTGGCGAAGGTCCGCGAAGGGATTGTGCGAGCGATCCAGCGCGCCACGCGCGCCGATCTGGCCTATGAGACAGCGTTCCTCGGCACCGTCACTGCCGGCATTGGGAACTGGAAAGTCGTTCTGGATTACGTGAACGACGACGTTTGGGAACAGGACATCAGCATCGAGCAGATTCCCGACCACTTCGCAGTGGTGTGGGATCGCACGTTGGTCGACCCCACCGGCCGCGACGCGACTCGCGCGTTCGAGGTGGAGACGATGCCGTGGAAAGAGTTCCACCGGCGCTGGCCGTGGGCGCAGCCGGCAGATGTGATGCAGACGCGGTTCGCATCCGAGGCGATGAACACCACATGGTGGACGCGCGACGACGTGCGCATTGTGGCGTACTGGAAAATGCGCACCGAGAAGCGCACGCTCGCGCTGATGCGTGACGGTTCCACGCGCGACATCACCGATGAGAACCAGTCGGCGCTGCTGGCGCAGATCGACCAGCGGCCGGACGGCTCGCCATTCATACGCGAGGTGGATAGGCCCTACGCAGAGCGCTACCTGTGCTCGGCGACGGACATCCTGGAGGGGCCATATAGACTGCCGATCTACCGCATCCCGATTTTCCGCGTGCCGGGCTGGGAAATCCGCGTCGGCCAGACAAAGCACCGCTGGGGCGTGATCCGTCACATGAAAGACCCGCAGCGGCTTCACAACTACTGGCGCTCGGCAATCGCCGAGAAGATCATGCGCTCGCCCAAGAACACATGGGTTGCCGCAGACAGCGCCGTCGCCGGCCGGGAGGCTACTTGGCGGGCCAGCGCGCAGTCGGACGATCCGCTGTTGGTGTGGAACGCCGAGTCGGGGCAGAAGCCTGAGCGCACCGATCCGATCCAGGTTGAGGGCGCGCTTATCGAGCAGTCGGCCGTGACCGCGCAGGACTTGAAAGACGTGTCGAACATCCACGAGGCCAACCTTGGGATGCCGTCGAACGAAGTCAGCGGCAGGGCTATCATCCAGCGCCGCAACGTCAGCCGTACTGGAACAGCGCTCTACATGAAGCGGCTGGAGCAGGCCATTGAGGAGACGGGCAACGTCATCAATGAGCTGATCCCCATCGTGTACGACACGCCGCGCATCGTGAAAGTTCTCGGCGAAGATTCGCAGCAGCTCATGCAGGCCATCAATCAGGTGGCTGACGGCGAGTTCCTGGACATCACGCAGGGCAAGTACAGCGTCACCGCAGTGACGGGCCTCAGCTACAAGACGAAGCGCCAGGAGTCGGCGGAATCGATGGTCGCGCTCGCGACGGCGATCCCGAACACGCTGGGCGTCGCCGCCGACATCATGGTTGGCGAGATGGACTGGCCCGGTGCCGACAAGATCGCCGCGCGCCTGCGTCGCTCGATGCCGGTGCAGCTATTCAGCCCCGAGGAGATGGACCCGCAGATGCAGGCCCGTGCCGCAGCCGAGGGGCAGGCCGCGCAGGCTACCGCGCAGGCCGCGGGACAGGAGCAAGCGGCCAAGACGCTCAAGACGCAGGCCGATGCAAGCCTCAGCTTCGCTCGCACGCAGAAGTACCTTGCCGACGCCGCGGCCGTGCCGCAGCAGACGCGCACCAACCAGTTCAACGTCGCGTCGCAGGTTGCGAGCCGCGAGCTGAACGACAGTCTCAAAGCCATCGAAGTCGGAACCTCAGTAGGGTGATGACGGACTAGGTTAGAACTACGTTTCAACAGAGGACTAAAAATGGGCGACAAAGATACTCAGATTCAGGAGCAGGATCCCAACACCGAGATGAACCGCTTTGCGGGGTTCAGCGCGGTGGACGGGGTGCGGCAGGAGACGACCAAGGCTGACGACGCCGGCGACAAAGGCGCTTCGACGCAGGCTGCGGGCGGCGCCGAGGACGATGAGCAGAACACCGGCGACAAGGGCGACAAGGGCGACAAGGGCGACAAGCACAACAGTGCACAAGCCCGCATCGACAAGGCGGTCAAGGCCCAGCGCACGGCCGAGCGCCGCGCCGACGCTGCCGAGCGCCGTGCCGACTCGCTGGAACAGCGTTTGGCCGGAATCGAAGCCCGCTTGAATGGCGGCGCCGGTGGTGCTAAGCCTGCCAACACCAATTCGTCGGACGCCGAGCCTGACCCGAGCAAGTACGAGGGCGGCGAGTTCGACGCGAAGTACATTCGCGATCTGGCGCGCTACGAGGCCATGAAGGCCGCTCGTGAATCCACGCGACAGAACGCGCAGGCGGCTCAGTCGCAAGAACAGCAGCAGGCTGCTGCGGCCTTCAAACTCCAGATCGAGGAGTTCACCGAGAAGGCCACCGAGAAGTATGACGACTTCGCCGAAGTCGTTTTCGATGAGAGCAACAAGTTCAGCACCACGCTGGTGGAGCTGTCGCTTGATAGCGAACACGGTGCTCAAATCGCATATGAGTTGGCGCAGGATCCCAAGGAACAGCGCCGCCTCGCCAACCTGAGCCCCGCTGCTCAGGCTAAGTGGTTCGGCAAACGAGAGGCCGAACTTTCGTCCCAGGCTGAGGACGCTAAGCAGAAAAACGGCGAGTCCTCGGGGGACGAGACGGACACTGCCAAACCCAAGCCGAAAGCACCGCCGCCGCCCAAGCATCAAGCGAAGGGCAATGGTGGCACTGGCGCAGTTAACGCCGCTACTGAGGACTTCGCCGCTTTCGAGCGCATGGCGATGGCCCAAAAGTAGGGCGACAGCTCTAAGGGGGTGGCCGATGGCCAACCAATTCCTCAATGCGCAGGAGTATGCGAATGTCATGCTCCTGCTGCTCAAGAACCAGCTCGTGTTCGGGCGGCTCGTGGACGGTCAGTTCAAGAACCAAGTCACCGACGAGAACGGGCTGAAAATCTCGGTCAAGCGCCCGCCGCGCTTCCTCGACAAGAAGGACGGCACCGCTACCCTCGCTGCGCAGGACATCCTGACCGGCTCGGCGATGGTCGAAGTGGATCAGTATTCCAAGGTCCACATCTCGGTTGGTGACATCGAATATGTCGCGAGCTTCAATTCGCTCATGCAGAACGCCACCATGCGTTCGGCTGCGAGCACGCTGGCTCACTCCATCGACAAGTTCCTTGCCAACCAGACGAAGAAGTTCCCGAGCTGGGTGATGGGCGGCGATCCCGCCTATAACGACGTTCTCTATGCGAACGCCACCAACCCGACGATGCTCATCCGCTCGCCCGGCCAGGCAATGGCCGCGCACACCCGTCTCATGGACCAGGGTGTGCCCAACGAGTCCCTATCGGGCGTCGTACCGTTCGAGGACGGTCAGGCGATCCGCGGTTCGATGCTGAGCGACTTCACGCCCAGCCTCAACGTTCCGGCGCTCCAGAAGGTCCGCATTCCGATCATCTCGGAAATCGACTGGTATGCGTCGCAGCAGCTCCCGGTGATCACCACCGGCACGCGTGCGCCGGGCGATGGCAGCTCCTCGGGCGCGCAGATCGACGGTGGCACCCTCCAGGTGAACTACCGCGACGTGAAGGACACCATGCAGATGACCATTCACATCGACGGTCTTTCGACCGGCACTGTGAAGGCTGGCGAGGTGTTCACGATCCAGAACGTGTACGCCTGGGACTGGCGCGCGCAGCAAGTGCTGCCGTACCTCCAGCAGTTCACCGTGCTGGAGGATGGCGTCAACGCTGCCGGCGACATGGACCTGACCATCACGCCGCCGATCATCGTCCAGGGCTCCACGGACGGTGTGAACACCGATGGCAACACCGCCTTTGCGACGGTGAATGCCGCGCCCGTCAACGACGCCTATGTCCAGTTCGCTGGTGCGGCGAGCACGAACATCCGCGTCAAGTCGGCGTTCCACAAGCGCGCGATTTCGCTGGTGTCGGCCCGCCTCCATACGCCGTTCACCGGCGTGTCCAGCTTCGCCACCGATCCCGACACCGGGATCAGCGTGCGCTACTGGCGCGGCTCGGACATCGCCACCGGCGCCCACGTCCACCGTTGGGACTGTATCTATGGCGCCGAGGTGATGGACCCGTTCCTCGGTACCCGCATCGCGGGCCAGAACGTCGACGCGTAACGGCGTTCTACAAACTCAGCCCAGCGGCTAAATTTAGTCGCTGGGCTCAGCCCATCTAAATCCAGCTCAGGGGTGCCCAAAATGCAGGTTAAAGGACTCTGGCTTTCGCTGCTGCTCGTAGGCACCGAAGCGGAACGGCCGACGCGGTTTTTCAGCGAAGGCGATATGCAGTTTTTCTATGCGACGGACACCGGCGCGCTCTACATCGCGACGAAGCCCGCCGACGTGATCAACGATGAACCCGTGTGGACCCTCGCCGCCGACAGTCCCGGTGGCGCGTTCGCTCTGAGCGAAGATTTCTTCGGCACCTGGGCCATCGGTGACGCTGGTCCGGCCGACACTTGGTCGACCACCGCGGGCGCCGGTACCGGCAATGCCGCGGCCACGACTGTGGCGGGCTCGATCAACGGCGAGGTGACGCTTAAGTCGGCCTCGGATGACGGCACGCACGCTCAGAACATGAGCACGTTCACCGCCATCAACACCGGGTTCAAGGCCAATTCGGGCGGGCTCTCCTGGAGCGCGCGTGTCAAGCTGGACGTGATCGCGACGGCCTACCTGTTCGTCGGCTTCACCGACACCATCTCCACCACCGTGGAGGCGCCCATCTTCATGAACGCCGCCGCGCTCGACAGCGACGCCACCAATGCCTGCGGTATCGTGTGGGACGCCGATGCGACCACCGACATCCTCTATGTCGGC